TGTTACCATGCCAATCGCATCGAAACCCAAATCTCTGAGATCAAGCTTCCTTGTAACTGCAGCGGGGATTCCATATACGAGTTCTAACTGTTTTGTGATTGCTGTAAAATCACCCCTTTTTGCTTTCTTATCAAGCTTCTGGATATTTTCGAATAACTCTGCAGTTAGCAGTGCGCTCTCATATTCCTTGCCATCTACTCTGATGATGATCGGCTTGTAAAGGCTCTTTTTTGTGCTGAGTTCAAGTATTTTCTTGCTCATCTCTACGGCATCCCAACTTGATAGAGCTCGCCTTCGTATCCGCTGGCCATATTCGGGAATACCTTGAATTTGACCATATGCATCCTCTGTCCGTCACGATCGAAACCCAGGTCAAACTCGCGATACGGGTGGCACTTGTAGATCAGAATCCATTCGGAACTTGTAACTGAAGGCACGTTATCGCATAGCGGTTTCATTACGATATCTTCTGCATTGGCATACATCGCGCACCCAGCCTTCACTTTGAATTTCGTTTCATCGGCAGCAAAATTAACAACTCCGGCATTGGCAAGAAGAGTTTCAAGCTGAAGCATCGTGCTGCGAGCCATCGGAATATCAAGCTCACAAACGGTTCCCATAAATACGGCATCAATGGGCGTTTCGCCCCACTCTTCCTCCTGCACGTCACTCACGCTGTCTGTCAGCCTCAATGCAGATGTTCCGAGTGTCGGATTCAACACGAGTGGCGTCCCATCATAATCCCAGATAACCTGTGCTGGACCCTTATCCTTGAAGGGCAATTGTGGCATTTTAGCCTCCTTGCTGAAAATTATGGGGTATCATTAAAGACATCCCATCTCCCCCGAGTTTATATTTTAACTTATTTTAAGCTAAGTTTACAATTTATCCGTTTTGTCGACCTTTATTAAATATTGTCCATCTTTTGATAATGTCCATTCAGTTAAATTTTCTATTCCATGTTCTGTTGCAATCATGTTCAGTGTTTGTTGGAATTCTTGTCGTGCTTTTCCGATTGCTACATCTTTAATTGCAAGAAGTTGGACCTGTGTCCCTGAGAGCTTTTTCTGTTCTTTCATTTATTCTCCTTATGTGGCCGAGATGAGCCCGTGAGTAATCATGGCGTCCCCGTTGCCACGCCTATTCATAACAGAAAAAGCTCTTTTCATCTCAGCCTCAAAGTTAATATATTCCTCTGTTTTCTTACCACCGCGTGTTTTATGCTTTTGAAACTCAATTGCCTTTTCTGCTTGTGGTCTCTTAATTCTTAGATATGGAAGTACCAGTTTCAGAAATTTCATAGCTTTAATATTTGATACACGCCACGTCCAACACTCTTGACGATTGCCACAAACGGGCTTGCGAGTAATATCTCCACCAAACAAAGACAATAATGTATTGACTGCTTCTTTATTAGTAGATACCGCTTGAGCACGAAGGGAAAAGGTACATTTCTGCCTAGGCGTAACAATAGCAATGGGGGTAATGCTTATCGAGCCTTCACCGTCAAAAAAACCAGCGACATAAGCCAACTCTGTGTCTTTCATTGTATTTCCCTTAGGCCGCAGCGATGAGTCCATGTGATATTAGGCAATCCCTGAGTGCATCTATGACCCCATCTGTGGTTGCGTCCCCGCTGTTTATGACATCATCGCACCGGGCGTCAATAACCCTGTTGCTTACTACCTGTACGCCACCTACCTGATATGACCCAGAAACCGTCAGGTTGCCCCCGAAAGACACATCGCCACCTGCAACATAGATCGCCCAATTAATTACGCTGCCGACTCCGCTATGATCGCCCATGTAAAGACCATAATAATTCGTTGGTTGGACAGTCACGGTTGGCGTAGGAAGGTTAATGCCATAGGCTAGAGGAATCGTTGAGAATGCACCAAATGATTGGTCTATCATAAGACCGGCAACATGAGTACCAATCGTACAAGCAAGGGCTGCCGTGCCGTAAGTAGTCGTATTGATATATACGCCCTCTGACCTATTGCAATCCACGGTTTCGCCAACAATATCATTACAACCAACCTGTGCTCTAACCCTAGCTGCCCTTGCAGTTCCTATGTTTCCACCCCAAAGAGAAAAATCAGCTTGCACTCCGTAAACATTACCAGTGCCGCTAGAAGCCGATGACGAAAACCACCCACCTTTTAGCAATGTGAAATCTCCGGCACCCACGCGGACATTAGTGCTCCCTATAATGCCATCTAAGACCGTAATCTCCCCCGATCCATAATGAACTACAGAAGCATTTAGGCCTTGCATACCATATATATCCTGTGCATTTGCTTCAAGGGAGCTAACGTTCATATCAATCCCATAAAATAATGATGGTACTATCATCGCATCTGCCACCGGATTTACAATATATTCTATTAAAGATAAAGCACCCGATGCCGGAAATACTGGACTTTCTGTTGTTGTTTTGGCTATAGATAAGCCCTTCAAATAAAGATCGTAAAAATAGCCCTCTTTCCAATATTTAGGAGTAGTATCTTCACCGATTCCTCCCTCATTGTCAGCTCTTGGTACGATACTTTTTGTAGCCATTTGATTACTCCTTCGGTATGATATTTTCTAGAAGATCTAATTCCATGTGATCATCTTGAATTGTAGATAATAATGTTGGCATTAAATTAGTATAAGCAGCTAAATTACAACTAGCTAAAGGTGAAAAATGTTCTTTTCTAGATGGCATTAAATTCCCAAGAACGTCTAGCTCAAAAGGCATTCCAATCTCCGCGAGTTCTGGTGCATCGGCTATTGAGAACAAATAATTAGTTGAAAAGATGAACCGGCCACGTTTATCAGGATTTTCTATCGGTGCAGGCTTGCCCATAGCGTTTATGACCATAGCGTCGTATGTGTGCGAGTCCACCCACCCTGCGATAACCGGAAGCGTCCACCCCGCCGTTCCGTGAATAGAATTGAAGAGACACCATGCGTCCTGATGTGCCTCCTCGTAGTCCTCGCCACGGTTCCAGATCTGGAACGGAGCCTCAGCCCAATCGGGAAGGTCTGGTACAAGCGCACCTGGATCATGCTCTAATATAACAGCACAGCGTATCGGCATATCTGTCCCGTCCGGTCGTTTCTCGGGCAATGCACCTACAAAAAGATTTGTTCCTATCGTCCAATCACAGGTTGCTCCGAATTCGTCCTCTATGAATTGTGCCACAGCGAATATCATTGTGTCTACGCTCATTTCATTTTCCTGTTATTGCTATTTTTTAATCGTATTTCCAACCAAGGTATACATTCCCGTTTACCTCTATTCCATATTCCTAAAAGTAATTTTTAAAGATATTATTCTTTTCATTTCATCCTCTTTGATATGTGTGATGCCACATTACTCATGTGTTCATTCCGATGCCTTGAGAGTTTCGATGACAGGTATTTCGGACCTGATCCCGTCAGCGTCCAGTTTAAAACGTTTATAGCCTCATGAAGTTTGGCCGCATAGGGCACATTGAATCCGACATATAGAGTGAGAGCATCTTTTTTGATCTCCACTTTTTTGACTCGCTGTGATCGCCAGAGATGTCCCTCAAGGTGTGGAGCATATGGTTTTTCTGTAATCGCGTAGTTGATGATTTTTGCGCCCTCAAGAAACATCCCATCTGCGGCAGATGCTCTTACTTTTTTGTCAGCAAGATCAAACCCCGAGACAAACTTCGCTGTATCAAGATAGAATCCAGTCTCTTTTTTTGCCATTTCTTACGCCAAATAAGCCTCGGTATGATGATGTGCAAATGAATCCTGTGGTTTTACCACTTTTATTATGCCCCGATCTATGCCTCCATAACGGAAATATAGATGCGTGCCTACAACCGCACCGGGCTTGAAGAATACCTTTGCTGAACTCATTCTCTCCTCGCCCTTCTCGTCTAGGATTTTATGAAATCCCTCCATTATGCGGCACACGACGCCCGCCGTCACATTCTCAGATGTTTTCTTTCCCCATTTATCCTTAACATACTCGACCAGAGAACCGGTATTAATCAACAGGCTATCATAACTCATTGTTCATTCCTTCAATACCAAACCTATGCCCATATCTAATTTTTCTCGACTATTCCAGCAGTTTAGAGTCATCTTTAAATACCGCTTTTCCCTTGCAACCAATTCACGCCAGAACAATCGCACCTCTTCACGCTCTAGGAATATATCATGCAATGCAACGATATGCCTTGTCAATGGTTCGTAAATCTCATAGTCGCGCTTCACATCGTTATAGTCGTGGCCCGCATCAATGAATAACA